CCTGCGAACGGCAGCCGGGAGATCGGAAAAAATCCGTGCCTGTCGGACGCCGAAGTTGGCGACCTGCTGATTCAAGCTGAAGGTCTGGTGCAGTGGTACAAGGACCTTCAGGACTATGCCACCGGCGCTATGCTTGACGGCGGCGAAATCCCCGGCTGGAAGCTGGTGGAGGGCCGCAGCAACCGCACCTTCACGGACGTTGATACCGCCGTCCGGAAGCTGATCGACGCCGGATATGACGAGGCGCTGATCTTCGACCGCAAGCCGAAAACCCTCTCAGAGCTGGAAAAGATGCTGGGCAAGAAGACCTTCTCAGAGCTGCTTTCCGACTGCGTTGTCAAGCCGAAGGGCAAACCTACACTGGCCCATGTATTCGACCGCCGTGAGACGTACTGCCCCGGCGCGGCTGAGTTTGAAGGTGCTGACAATGGCTGAAACCGTGTGCATATTTCGGTATGAGACTGCTGCGTTTACGCTGGTCTATCCCGAGGCACTTCATGAACTGCCTCTTTCCAATTTGCGAAAGTTGTTTAAGTTCATGTGCAGCGACCGTGACATAAACTCAGTACCCATTCGCGTAACGCACGACGCTCTGAAGGACCTTATATCTGAGACGCATAGCGTGTGGGGCGCTGCCTCGTCAGAGTATCAGAATGGCTGGACTGACCCTCGGTACAAATCTGCGTTTGAGCAACGAAAGATCAAGGCAAGCAATAACAAGCTGCTCAGAACGCTGAAAAGCGCCAAAGCACAGTATGAAAGAGCCAAGAAGCTCTTAGCCTACTTTGAATCCCTTTAATCCAACCTGCGGATGCAGGACTGAACATATTGAACCGAATGATTTTTATGGAGGAATTAAACCATGTATCAGAATGACCCGAAAAGAGTTCTCACCCCCGAATGCCGCCTGTCCTACTGCAACCTTGTGACCGCCCGCGCGCCGCAGAACGGCGTGGGCGACCCGAAGTTCAGTGTCACGCTGCTGATCCCCAAGTCCAACCCGAATATCAAGCAGGAGCTTGACGCGGCCATGAATGCCGCTGCCGAGGTTGGCGTCAATGCCAAGTGGAACGGCGTCCGCCCCGCCCGTATCGAATCCGTCGTGCATGACGGCGACGGTGTGCGCCCTTCCGGTGAGCCTTTCGGCGAGGAATGCCGTGGCTGCTGGGTCGTGACCGCATCCAGCAAGAACAAGCCCTATGTCTGCGGCGCGGACAATGTGAACTGCGAGCTGGCCCCCACGGACATCTACAGCGGTATGTATGCCCGCGTGTCCATCAACTTCTATGCCTACAACTCTGCTGGCAAGCGCGGCGTCGGCTGCGGCCTGCGCGCTGTGATGAAGACCCGCGACGGCGAACCGCTCAGCAACTCTGTTGTTACCGCCGCTGAGTTCGCTGGTGTCGGCGGCGTTCAGCCGCAGGCCCCCGCGCAGGGCTACGCTACCGGCCAGTATGGCGCGGCCATGCCCGCAACGCCTGTCCCCAGCTACGGCGGTTATCCCGCTGGCGGCGTTCAGCCGCAGGCCGGTTACACTCCCGGCCAGATCAACCCCATCACCGGTCAGCCCATGTAAACCACAGCGCTGGGCAGGCGGTTACACAGTGACCGCCTGCCCGGCAAGGACACAAAGGAGGCAAATATGAAAACCCGTTTTGACTATTCCGGCGTTTGGATCACCGGCGTCGGCGAGGCTGTCCCCGTGGGCAACATGGAGACGCCGCATTTGCTGAACACGGTGCGTATGCTCGTTCAGAAGCCCGCTCGGACGCTTTCCATCCTCGTGGCTGACATTGAGCACGCGACCTTCTCTGATACGGTCTGGACGCCCTTCAACGCTGATGACCGCAAGCAGTCCCTCAAGAACGTAACCAGCTTGAGCGACGCGGAGCTGGTCGAGTATGTGCAGTCAACCCCGCTGTTCAAGTCCATGATCGAGGAGCTTCAGGAGCGCGGTGTCAACACCAAGAACGTTCTCAGCCTTTATTCCAGCTCTGAAGCCTTCCAGCGATAAGGAGGTGCGACGTGATCCACCTCAGTATCGACCTCGAAACGTATTCGGACGTGAACCTGAAGAAGGCCGGTCTTTACCGCTATGTGCAAAGCCCCGCCTTTGAGATTCTGCTTTTCGCGTACAGCTTCGACGGTGCGCCCACTCAGGTCATTGACATGGCGCAGGGCGAAAAAATCCCTCTGGAAGTTATTCACGCACTGACAGACCCGCAGTGCCTGAAGCACGCCTACAATGCGGCCTTTGAATGGTACTGCCTCAGTAAGTACATGGGCGCACAGCTCCCGCCTTCACAGTGGCGTGACACGATGCTGCACGGCCTGTATGCCGGTTACACCGCAGGTTTGGACGCGACAGGCCGGGCGCTGGGCATTCCGGAGGACAAACAAAAGCTGACTACCGGCAAGGCTCTGATCCGCTATTTCTGTGTGCCCTGCAAGCCCACGAAGGCGAACGGCGGCAGGACCCGAAACTACCCGCATCACGACCTCGAAAAATGGACGCTATTCAAGACCTACAACGGCCAAGACGTTGTGGCGGAAATGGAGATCGAACGCCGCCTGTCTGTGTTCCCCGTGCCAGATTTCGTTCAGAAGCAGTGGGAAACCGACCTGCTTATCAACGCGCGCGGCGTGGCAGTCGATATGGACTTCTGCGAAGGTGCGTTGGAGCTGGGCGAAACCATCCGCGCGCAGCTCACCGACGAGGCCGTCCAGCTTTCCGGACTGCAAAACCCCAACAGCGTCAAGCAGCTTGCCCGCTGGCTGTCCGCCGAAACCGGCGACGATATTACCACCCTCCGCAAGGAGACGATCAAAGAGCTGCTGGGCCGCGACAACGCTGACCACGTTCAGCGGATGCTGGAAATCCGGCAGGAGCTGGGCAAGACCAGCACCAAGAAATACGACGCCATCGAGGCCGCTGTGTGCGACGACGGGCGCGTCCGTGGGCTGCTTCAGTTCTACGGCGCAAACCGGACGGGGCGCTGGGCCGGACGTCTGGTGCAGGTCCAGAATCTGCCCCGCACCTACACGGAGCCGCTGGAATTTGCCCGTGAGCTGGTCAAGGGCCGCAAGCTCGACGCGCTGCGGACAGTCTACGGCTCCCCGAATGACACGTTGTCTCAGCTTATCCGCACCGCGTTTGTGGCTGCTCCCGGCAACGTCCTGATCGACGCCGATTTCAGCGCCATTGAAGCCCGCGTCATATCGTGGCTGGCCGACGAGGAGTGGCGGCTTGAAGTCTTCAGGACGCACGGCAAAATCTATGAAGCATCCGCCTCTCAGATGTTCGGCGTCCCGCTGGAACGGATCAAGAAGGGCAACCCCGAATACTCCCTCCGGCAGCGCGGCAAGGTCGCAGAATTAGCCCTCGGCTATCAGGGCGGCGTTCCAGCCATGCGGCAGATGGACACCGGCAAGCTGCTTGCCGACCTGCCAGACGAGGAAATCAAAGACATCGTGGACAAGTGGCGCAACACTAACCCCAAAATCCGCAACCTTTGGTACAGCTTTAACGACGCGGCGATCCGCGTCATCCAGAACGGCGGCTCTCTCCGCGTTCGCTGCTGCACCTTCGCGCGGGAGTGTGACTGCATCCGTGGAACAACCTGTATGACCATTTCGCTTCCGTCTGGTCGCAAGCTCTACTACGTCGAACCCTCTGTCGGTGAAAACCGCTGGGGCGGTCCGTCCATCACCTATATGGGCGTGAACGACAAAAACAAGTGGGGCCGCATCGAAACTTACGGCGGGAAGCTGGTGGAGAATGTCGTACAGGCTATCGCCCGTGACTGTCTGGCGCAGGCCATCGAACACCTTGAAGCCGCTGGGCTGCCTGTGGTTTTCCACATCCACGACGAGGTGGTCATCGACACCGCCGCATTCGACACCAACGACGCTATGCTTGACAAGGTGGTCAAGATCATGTCAACCCCGATCCCGTGGGCTGAGGGCCTGCCCCTTGGCGCTGACGGCTGGGTCGGAGCATTTTTCAAAAAAGATTAAGGAGGCAACCTTTTATGTTTATCAAGACTTCTACTACCAACGAAACCACATGGGCCACGCTGAAGGCGGCGGTCGATAACGGCACTATCGCGCAGGGCGATTTGGTCATCTTCAATCTGAAGAACGGCGAGGAAGTGGCCGTGAGAGCTACACAGGACAGGAACGGCAAGTGGTTCTTCGTCCTCGAAGACTGCCTCGCCGACGAGCGCTGCATGAACAAGCGCGGCACCAACAAGGGCGCGTGGGCCGCCTGTGATATGCGGCAGTATCTCAACAATACCGTGTTCGCCCTTCTGCCGGACGAGCTTCAGGCGCTTATTGCGCCGACGACAATCGTCCAGATCGTGGACGGTGAGCGCGTAGAAACCGAAGACAAGCTGTTCTTGCTCTCCAAGACGCAGGTGTTCGGCAAGGGCCGCTGGTCGGATCGTGAGCCAGAGGACACGCAGCTTCTGTGCTTCCTCCGCGAGAAGGACCGCGTGAAGGAGTGCGGCGACAATGGAACATGGTGGTGGTGGCTGCGGTCGCCTGAGGCGTCCGGCTCGTCGTCTTTCGCCTATGTGAACTACGGCGGTCACAGCTACACCATCATCGCGTCCAACTCCTACGGGGTGGCGTTCGGCTTCTGTTTAATCTGATTTCCCTTTGAAATCCGGCCCCCGGTCGTGGGGCCTCCCAAAATACAATAACACAAAATCTACGGAGGCAACTCATTATGAAATGCGAAAAGCTGATTAAAACCGCCGCTGTGGTGGCTCTGATCCTTTTTATCGCCGGTGCAGTAATCGGCACTCTGGCCGTCCCTGTGGTCCTGTCCATGTTCTATTCGTGGTACTGGCTGTTCCTTTATGCCGGTTATCTGCTTGTCATCCTCTATGTGGCGCTTTACTGCATCCGCTACAGCTACGAGGAACACATCAATAACGGAGGGAAATCCTATGCAAAACGCTAATATCGGTCTGGTTGACATTACGTTGACCTGCCATTTCGAGGTCAAGGACGCCGAAGTGTTCGGCGGCGCTGGGAGCGTCGGCTACACAAGCGTTGCGCTGAAGCACGCGAAAGCCGCCGACCAGCTTGTGGACATCATCAACAATTCGGTTCAGTGTGAAGGCTTCCTTTACGCCCAGCGCAAGAGCACTGCTGACCTGCTCGGCGTTCCCGTCGAGTGCGTCCGGGCCATTACATACGACCAGTACGAGGCCGCGACCGGAGACGATGAAACGGAGGACGACGATGGAGATTATTAAGCCCGGCTTCGAGTTCATCACGCCCATCAACGGCAGCGTGATCCTGAAGCGCCTTGAGGAGTGCGGGCGTGTCTGCTACAAATCCGAGGGCAAAATCACGGACGACAGCGCCCCTAAGTTCGTTGCCGGTATCATCAAGCGCGGCCATGAGGCCGTCTTAGA